AATTTAAATAAAAAAGAAAGGATTAGTATTAGTTTTAATTATGGATTTTAAAAAAAATAAATATGTAATAATTAAAAATGCAATTGATAAAGATTTGGCTACGTTTCTTTTTAATTATTTGTGTATGCAAAAACAAGTTTATGATACTTGTCTTCAAGAAAAATACATCTCACCTTATGAAATTTTATTAGGAACTTATGATGATCTACAAGTTCCAAATACTTATTCTATTTACGCTGATGTAGCTATGGAAACTTTAATGTTAAAATGTCAACCAGGTATGGAAAAAGCAACAGGATTAAAATTATACCCTGCGTATACTTTTGCAAGAATATATAAAAAAGGAGATATTTTAAAAAGACATAAAGACAGATTTAGTTGTGAGATATCAACTACTATGAATTTAGGTGGTGATGATTGGCCTATTTATTTAGATCCTACTGGACAATCAAGTGTTAGACCAAATGCTGGTGAAGACATAGAAGAATCTAAAAGACTAGTAAAAAATCCTAACAAAGGAGTTAAAGTAAATTTAAAACCTGGGGATATGTTAGTTTATAGAGGTTGTGAATTAGAGCATTGGAGAAATAAATTTAAAGGAAAAGAATGTTGTCAAGTTTTTTTGCATTACAATAATGCAAAAACAAAAGGTTCCAGAGAAAACATGTTTGATAAACGTAAACATTTAGGTTTACCAAGTTGGTTTGTAAGAACATGAAATTTGATTATTTTCTCCACAAAAAATATTTAACTTTAGAAAACGTTAATCAGATTTCTAAAACAGCGGATAAATATGAAAACCCTTATTTAACAGACTACCCAGATGGAAAAGCAGTAAAGACTGCTAAGGTTAAAATTATAAACTATCGCTATCTAAAAGATTCTTTAATAGATTTAGTGGATGTGGTTCGTCATACAAATAATAAACACTTTGGTTATAATCTTTATAATACAGATGATTGTCGGGCTCTTCATTTAAATGAATATTTACCAGAAGATGCTGTTGGTTATGATTGGCATACGGACGGAGATAAAAACCATGCTCAAGATATTAAGTTAACTGTGTTGGTTAATTTATCTAAAAAATATACAGGAGGTGAATTTAAATTGTTTAGTTGTCCAAAAATTAATTTTTTTGATACTGGTGATGTATTAATTTTTAAATCTTTTGTACCTCATAAAGTAGAAAAAATTACCTCTGGAAAAAGAAAAACATTAACGTTATGGATGGATGGGCCATGTTTTAAATGATGTTAGAATTTTTAACAGATATTACAGAAGCAAGTGAAAAGCAAAAAAAACAAGAACTTTGGGACGTTGAAGGTATTTTAAAAAATAGATTGAATCAAAAATTAAAATTTGATTTAAGACCTATAAGAAACAATGCCAAGATGGGTAATTTTAAAACTAAAGCTGATAAAATGGTTTTTAATATAAAAGATCAATATATTATTGTAGATGTAGAAGAACTACATGAATATATAAAACAAAATAAATTAAAAGATATACATTTAACAGAATTAATATCTAAATTAGATTGGAATATTGTTTTACCAAAAGATAATAAATAATGTTAAAAAAGATACATATATTTGATGACATAATTAATAAAGATCATCAAGAAAAAATAAAAAAAACTATGTTAGGAAAACATTTTCCGTGGTTTTTTGCTCACGATGTTAGTTATAAAGATAATCCAACACAATCTAGACCAGCATTTAAACATTACTTTGTTGTAAATAAAAAAATAAATAGTAGTTTTCATGAACACGTTTTACCTATAATTGACAATGCTTTAAAAAAAGCAAAAATTAAAAATAAAAATATATTACAAGGAAGATCTTTTTTTCAATTGCCTTTAAACATTAAAGATAAAAATGTTGTAGATACCCCTCATATTGATTTAGAAGATGAACATGTGGTTGTTTTGTATTATGTAATAGATAATGAAGCTCACACAATAATATATGAAAATAATAAATCTTTAAAAATAAAAAAAAAAATTAAACCTAAACAAGGAAGAGTTGTTGTTTTTAATGGCCTGTATTGGCACACTGCAGAACAACCAAAAGATAAAAATAGATGTGTTATTAATTATAATTTAATATGATTTTTCCTACTATAATTGTTGATGATTTTTTTGATGACCCTCAAAAAGTAAAAAATTTTGCAAACAAACTAGAATATAAAAAACAACCTGAAGGAAAATGGCCTGGCAAACGAACAGGTTTATTACATGAAATAGATTATAGTTTTTTTAATCATGTTCATTTAAAAATATTAAGTGTTCTATATCCAAATGATTTTAGAAAAATAAGTTACAATGCTACTAGCAGTTTTCAAAAAGTATCTAGTAAAAGACATATAAAAGGTTGGGTTCACAAAGATGTAAAATCTGAAGTTACAGCAATTGTATATTTAAGTGAGCATAAAAACTGTGGAACATCTTTATGGAAAAACAAAAGTTTTTTTGACACTGATTCAACTATGTTTGAAAAACGTAAAATTAATAAAAAAGATTCTTATGATAAAAATGAAGAAGACATGATAGATAAACACAATAGTAATTTTGAAAAGATATTAAATGTGGATTCTTTATTTAATAGATTAGTTCTTTTTGATTCACACCACCATCATTCAGCTGAAAATTTTTTAGATAAGGACACACAAGAAGACAGACTTACTTTAGTAAGTTTTATTGAAAAAATAAATTTTAATGATGAGGCTATACACTATCCATTAACAGAGTGTAAAAGATTAGATAAATGAATGTACTAGCTATTCATGCATCTCATGATGGATGTGTCACATATATAAAAAATAATAAAATAGTTTTTCATACACAGATAGATAGATACAATAGATTTAAACATTGTTCTTTTCCTGTAAAAAAATTAATTGAAGAGATAGAAAAATTATCTATAGACAAAGTTTTATTAACCTGTGTAGATGGTAAATCTTCTGTGTATTTATGGAACGACATTTTAAGAAACGAAAGTAAATGTAAAAACTTAGATTTTATATATTATGAGGATGCTTATCATCACTTGCTTCATGCTTATTGTGCTTTAACTTGGAATAAAAATATAAAAAACATTTTAGTGTGTGATGGAAGAGGAACTAAATATAAAAATATATTTGAGTCAGAAAGTCTATATTCTTTTGACAAACATTTAATAACTGAAAACAATATGATTGGTGAACGTTATGAAGCATTTAGTAAAAAACATTTTAATAGCGAACTAGAATGTGGAAAAACTATGGCCTGGTCTTTACATGATGAAAGACCTAAAAAGATACAAAAAAGATTTGAAAATGACATGACCAGTATTATAGATAAATGGAATATAAAAGATAATTTATTGTTTACAGGGGGTTGTGCACAAAATGTTTTATACAACTCTAAGCTATTACCTAAGTTTAATAAATTGTTTTGTGATCCTTTTAATGGTGACTTTGGTTTAAGTTTAGGTGCAGCTAATTTTTATTTAAATAATCAAATAAAAAATGATCAAATTTATTTAGGTATACCACAAGAGTTAAATACAGATATTTTTTTAAAACATAAGATATGTAATGTAAAACCAGATGAGGTTGCTAAAATTTTATTAAAGGAACCTGTTGCAATATTTCAATCAAGAAGCGAACAAGGGCAAAGAGGACTTGGAAATAGATCATTATTAATGAGTCCACTAGATAATAAATCTCATGATAAATTAAATAAAATTAAAAAAAGAGAATGGTTTAGACCATTTGCATGTTCTATTTTAAAAGAAGACGCTAAAAATTGGTTTGATATGGATATAGAAGAGTCACCATACATGATGTACGTATTCAAATTAAAAAAAGAAGGTATATTAAAAGCAGGTATAGCCATAGATAATAAATCTAGAATACAAACAGTTAGTAAAAAAAATAACTTACATTATTATAATTTAATTAAAGCATTTAAAAAAACAACAAAAGTCCCTATACTAATTAACACCAGTCTAAATTTACCTGGAGAAGTTTTAGTAGAAACCATGCAAGACTTAAAAGACTTGTTTGACAAGAGCCTATTAAACTATATTTATTTACCTGAAATAGGTAAAATCATTAAAAAAAATCACTGTTAAAATAATAAAAACCCTATATATTAAGGATTATGGCCTTAAAAAAAGTAGATTTTGCACCTGGTTTTAATAAACAAAGCGTACCTTCCGCTCTTCCTGGACAATGGGTAGATGGAGATTTTGTACGTTTTAGATACACAGCACCTGAAAAAATAGGTGGATGGGAACAATTAACTGTTTCTAATGAGACATTACCTGGAGTAGCAAGAGCTCAATTATCTTTTACTAGTTTAAAAGGAGAAAGATATTCGGTCATTGGAACCTCTCAAGGTTTGTTTTTATATTACGGAGAAGCATTTTATGACATCACTCCTTTGGATACAGCAATTACTGGAGCTGACTTTGACACTGTTGAAGGTTCTGATATTGTTACTGTTAATAAAACTTCTCACGGATTAGCTGTTGGTAGATACATTACTTTCACAAGCGTCGTAACTCCTAATGGATTTACAACTTCAGATACTTTTACTGAAGGTGCTTTCGAAATATTGACTGTGCCTACTGCTAATACTTTTACTATTCAAACTCCTATTGCAGCTGTGGCTGGTGCTTCATCTGGAACAGGGGGAGCTACAATTAATCCTTATGTTATAGTTGGACCAACCTTTCAAACAAAAGGATATGGATGGGGAACTTATTTATGGAGTGATTCAACCTGGGGCACAGAAAGAACTGTAAGTAGTGTAACACTAGATCCTGGTAACTGGTCTTTAGATAATTTTGGTGAAGTATTGGTTGCAACTATATTTAATGGTAAAACATTTACTTGGGATGCTGGAGCGACTAATCCAAGAGCTGTA